GCAAAGATGCAGTCGGAGGTATCAAATCAATCCACTTAATCACTTGGGTTGATTCAAAGTTCACCGTTGCAAGTGGTGAAGTAACTGCCACAACCGTTGCAAGTGGAGATGTTTATGATTACGAGTTGCCTAAAGGTACTGGATCATTGACAACCACAACCAATGTATCTGTTGAGAACGGAACATCATTCAATCAATCGGATGTTGTTTTCAAACTTCGCAGATTGTCAACTACCAAGCGTAACGAAATGAAGCTGCTTGCTCAAGGTCGTTGCTATTGCATCGTTAAGAATAACAACGATGAGTATTGGTTGGTCGGCAAGGAGTACGGATGTGATGTGACTGCAATGGTTGCAAACACCGGTACTGCTATGGGAGATTCCAACGGTTATGAAGTTACTCTTTCTGCTATCGAAGCGGAAGCACCTTACAAATTGCAAGGTTCGGTTGTTACCGCTTTAGGTATCTAATTGATTCTTTGTTCATAGGCTAAATGGGGAGGGCAATTGCTCTCCCTTTTTTTGTTACATATTTTTGGGGTTGCTATTTTCAATAGATGTTGAAGGTAACCAAACAAGATTCCGAATACTGGTATGTAACCTTGACTGAAAAAGTCACGATTGCAAACCCGTATTTTCTCTTCAGTATGAAGTGCCGACAAACTGACGCATACAAGAATTTCATTTTGACCGATGTATCAACTGCCAAAGAAAGATACAACAAGTTTTTGTTTGATGAAGGTGCGACCGACAACACAACTTTGGAAGTTGGTGAACACGAATACAGAATCTACGCACAGATTTCATCTAACAACTTGAATCCGTCATTGGCTGACGAGTTGGTTGAAACGGGCATCTTGAAAGTTCTCCCATTGTTAAACAACGAATTATTCTATCAGGTATCGTGAGCGAAAAAATATACACAACAAATCGTGATATGGGTGTTGAACACGAAGTTGATCTCACCAAGAAATTGTTCACCACAAACCGTGATATGGGTTTTGAACGCAATGTCGAATTCAACCAACGAAACTACGATGTTGATGCATTGAGGGCGTACTTTTTATTAACTGAAGATTCATTTTTATTGCTCCAAGAGGATGGAGGTCGTTTGGTAGAAAGTTATGGCTAACAAGAAAATTTCCCAACTTGATCCGATAGGAACTATTGATGTAGTTCAGGATAGTATTCCAATCGTTGACTATTCGGAGAACGTAACCAAACGGACAAACCTTGCCAACATTGGACAAAGGGTATTGGAAGCCAGTTCAACAACAAACCTTGCAGAAGGAACAAACCTATATTTCACCAATACACGAGTTTACACGAAGGTCAAAGCAACTTTGTTGGCTGGTTCAAACACATCTATCACTTTTGACGATGCACTTCAAACCATCACCATCGCATCACAAGGCAATGTTCAATCCGTAAACACAAAGACGGGTGCAGTTGTATTGACAACAACCGACATTAGCGAGGGAACAAACGAGTATTTCACCGCAGCGAGAGTGAGGGCGGTGGTTTTGACTGGTTTGTCATTGGCAACCAATGCCGTGATTTCTGCAACTGATACCGTGTTGAGTGCGTTCGGAAAGTTACAGGCACAGATCACCGCCAATCTTTCAACACTTACATCACACACATCCAATACAAGCAACCCACACGCCACCACAAAAGCACAAGTTGGGTTGGGCAATGCGGACAATACAAGTGATGCCAATAAGCCGGTAAGCACGGCAACGCAAACGGCATTGAATGCCAAACAAGCGACATTGGTATCGGGTACAAACATTAAGACCATTAACGGAACTTCGGTTTTGGGAAGCGGTGATATTGTGACTTCGGTTCAACTTTCATACAGGCACGATTTTAATGTTTACGATTACTTAGGAAAGGCAGCAAGTGGAAGCAGCGAAGGTGCATCGGTTTGGACAATTACCCGTTTGACCATTGCATCGGATGGAACTGCAACCGTAGGGACTGCCACCAATGTAGATTGGACTAATAGATATACTCACACTTATACATAAGATATGCCATTAATCAGCACAAACCCCATAATTGTAGACGGTCAAGAGTACCCGTTTTACTTAGTCAATTTGACAATCGCACCATATGACGCACCTAAAGGGGCATCGGTTGCACTTCGTTTCACTCCTTATAGAATGCAAGGCGAACAGATTGTGATGCAACCTGATTACTCAAAGGTGATGGCAGAGTTGGACATTTTGCAAGTTGCTGACATTGATCCTGCGGTGGAGAAAGCCGTTGAAGGCATTTTGTCAACGCTTCAAACTTTCATAGACGATAAAGGGTTTTAACGATGGCAATCAGATACGCAGTTGCTGCGGGTAACTGGTCAAGCACAGCAACTTGGAACGGAGGTACTTTACCGACATCTGCGGATGATGTGTATGCGAATGGTTTTACAGTTACAATTAACCAAAATGTAACTGTATTGTCTTTAAATACTACAGCCGCAACGGGAGTTCTTAACGGTGGGAATTTTAACTTTTCAAGTGGTGGATTTACTGTTGTTGCAGATACAATTCAAGCAGGGAATAGTTTTGTATTGACAGTTGGTGGAAGTGCTAGTGGAACTTATACTATTACTGCGAACACAATAAATGGCGGCATAACACCAAACGGAGGAACTGCTTTGTCTGTAAACTCCGCAACGTCCACTGTAATAATTAATGGAAATATGAATGCATTTTTAGGAGGATGTATTATTGCTCCTCTCTGTGTAACTACCACAATTAATGGGAATGTAACTGCAAATTCTTTTGCTATTGGGATTACTCATGGTGGGGCTGGAACTTATACAATTAATGGTTTTTGTCAAGGAAGCGTTAATAATTTTGGGTATGGAGCAAGTGGTTCAAATCCATTAACGGTTGCCACAATAACCAAAGCAATCAGCATCAATAATGGAGTGGCGGGTGTTAACAATAGTACAAGTTCACTACCATCAGTAACCGTCAAAGAAATTGAACAAGGGGTTTTAGGAGCAGTTCCAATTTCTGGATTTGTCCGCCTATCCACCGCGTCCGGTGCGTTCTACAAAGGAGTAACCACAGGAATCAGCACAAGAACTTTGTCAGATCCTGCCGATATCGCTGGTCAAGTTCCTGCACAATCCGATGTGCGTTTTGGTGTGACTTATCAAAGCGGTTCAAAGACGGGAACTGCATATATTCCAGCCGCTTCATCCGTTGGCTTTGGCGTACCCGTTGACAATACCACAGGCACAGCCGCACTTACTCCAGCATCCGTTTGGGATGCAGCAACTTCATCACTCACCACATCAGGAAGCATCGGTGAACGCTTAAAAAATGCGTCTACCGTTGATACAACTGGTGATCAATTAGCAGCACTATTATAAATGAAAAACCTTAATGATACCACCGCAGCCATTGCCACCGCAATCACGGGTTCATCAGCGGTCATCACTTTTGCTCAAATTTATCAACCCCTTGTTACTTTTGGTGTGGGGATTCTTGGTATTATTTCGGGCATTTTGGCTGTTATCTATTGGTCTAAAAAAATTAATCGCATCAAATGACCGTAAAAAAACCATCCGCAAATCCGCTACCAATTTCGTTTGATCAATTCCGAAAGAATCCCGTTGCTGGGGTTGCTTTCCTTGCATTGGTAGGTGTGAGCTATTTATACTATGATGTCAAGTCATCGTACACTGAGCAACTTGAAAATTCCAACAAGAAGATTGAAGCGTTGGATTTAAAGATTGACCGTCTTGGATATGCTCTAAAGAAATCCGATTCCGCATTGGCTGCTGCCATCACAGAACTTCGCATCATTAACACTGTCAAAAAACTATGAGGTACTTTGTCATTTTGTTTTGTCTCTTCATCGCAGCCATTGAGATTGCCTTCCCAGTTGGGGCAGTTACAACACCACCGATTGATGAGGTGGAAGCAATGTTGAAAAAGGTTGAATCAAATCTTCGTCAGGCATCGGCAGTTGTCTCCGTAGCAAAAGCCAAAGGAGAACAAATGGTTGAAGGCAAGGTGCAAGAAAAAGCCGAATTGAAAGAAGCCGTGGTTGTTGCTGAAAAGAAAGCGGAAGCCGTGGTTCAACAGATGCAAGTTGTTCAAGACCAAATGGAGGTGTATGCCGTGAAGATGGTAGGTGCTGGATTAGATACCACAACCACACCAATTGAGTTTAAAGGAGTGATCTATGATGCGTATTTGAACTATCTTTCCGAAGGTGGAAAGGAAGAGTTTGACTATTTTAGAATGTACTTATGGGAGCAAAAGTAAACATCACATCATTCCGTTCTAAACCCAAAAACAAACTTGGCAGACATACCAAGCACAAGAACAAGCATAAGAGTTCCAAACCATATAAAGGACAAGGCAAATGATAGACAAAATCAAACAAGCAATGAAGGTGAAGAACTACAAATTCTTTGAATCAGGTGATTACAACTTGAACATCATTGGCATTCGCAACTCGGATACTGGAAGCAAGGTGACAAATGTCTTTGATGACTTGTTAACAGTCAGTTACAAAATCGGTGAGGTGTGGCATTTTAAGAAATGGGCTGCAACAACTGATCCCGGCACAAAGGGAGTGAAGGAATTTCACAATGCACAAGGCGTTGCTCGTTTAGTCCCCGGACAATATCGTGGTTCACACGCCATCGGGTTGCATCAAGGCAAGTACGAAGCCTTAAAACAAGCCAAACCCGTGAAGGTTTACAGAGATGCAAACAAAGATATGACCTACGATACCAAGTTAATCACCGAAGGTATCTACGGAATCAACATCCACAAGGCTGGAGCAGATTCTACCTATGTTGAGAATTGGAGTGAGGGTTGTCAAGTGTTCAAAAAGTCAGCAGATTTCGATGAGTTTATGGCTTTAGTCAAAAAGGCTGCGACATTGCACGGCAATTCATTCACTTATACACTATTAGAAAGCAAAGATTTATGAAAAAACTTTTAGAAATATTCACGGGTGACAAAGGAGAGATGTCATCAAAACGATTCGTGGGCATTATCGGTGCTTTTGTTTTGTTTGCTACAATGGCTCATAATTCTCTCAGCCCTGCTGATATCGTACCTTCTCCAGAGTTGGTGACTGCCGTGGAATTTATCGTGATTGCTTGTCTTGGATTCACATCAATAGACAAGTTCTCAAACAAAAAAGATTGATTGCTATTTGATAGAGATGATATTCCAAAGATTAAACTTTCACGATAACAAGTTGCCCGTTTTCAAAGAGAACAAAGCAAAGGGATTCGTGACTTTTGGTGCTGATAATCTCTATCCTGATTTCCTAATTGAGTTATTCAATAAATCACCCAAGCACAATGCCATCGTTTCTGCAAAAGCATCATATGTGGCGGGAATAGGTACAGAAGTATTTGGCTCAAACACGGAGGAGATTGCAAAAGCCGAAGCCAAACTCAAAAACATAAACGCTTACGAGACCTACGAAGAACTCAAAGCAAAAGTTGCATACGATGCCGAGTTGTTCAACGGGTTTGCAGTTGAGGTAATTTGGAACAAGGCAAAGACCGCACCTTCGGAATTCTATCACATCCCTTTCAAAGATATTCGCAAAGGTCTTGAGGGTGATTATGTATATTGTGCTGACTGGACAGATAGCAAAGCGGAGAAAATCCACTATCAGCCCTACAACCCAATCACAAGGGAATCAAAGCAAATATATTATTGTCAATTTTACCGTCCCGGACAAGGCGAATATCCCTTGCCTGATTATGTTGGTGCGTTGAAATACATTGAGGTTGACACCGAGATATCCAACTATTATTTGAATAGCATTAAGAACGGATTCACGGCACAAACTCACATCCAGTTATTCAAAGGAATCCCCACACCTGAAGAAGCTCGTGCAACTGCAAGGAGATTCAAAGAGAATTATCAAGGCACGGACAATGCCGGTGGGTTAATTATCCAATACAACGATCCGACTGAAAAGGAATCTGTTATCAACAACCTCCAGCCATCGGATTTTGACAAGCAATTTGACTTGTTGAATAAGACCGTACAACAAGAGATATTTGTCGCACACAAGGTAAACTCTCCAATGTTGTTTGGAGTTCGTGTGGAAGGTCAATTGGGTGGTAGAAGCGAGTTGATTGAAGCCTATGAGATGTTTCACCACGCATACATTGAACCCCGTCAACAAAAGATTGATGACACCTTTGCTTACTTGCTTGAACCTATCGCATCTGTTCGTTTAGAAACCATCAACAAACCACCAATCGGTTTGGATTATCAGGCTTTGTTTACCGCTGGAATCATTGACAGAAACGAAGCAAGAAAAGAGTTGGGATTTGATGAGATTG